ATGGCTGCTTACCCTACCCTAACTGCTCTGTTAAAGAAAACTCCTTATACTCGGGCTACTTTGCCCATTTCTTGTGTGTTTTGTAAACAGCTTTTAACTGTGAAAGACAAAGAGCTATTTGTGTACAAAAAGCTGAAGCTGGTCATTAGAGATTCAGAGCATTATGCAGCCTGTGACCAATGTATTATTGCTTCAGCAAAATTAGATGCTGCGAAATACACCCAATGTACAATAGAAGGGGATGGTGTGATGCTAATTGCTAGAAAATCACTGGATCAGCTGCATATGAGATGTGTGAACTGCGCTAAGTACCTTAGTAACAACGAGAAGCTGGAGTGTGTAGTGTTTAAAATACCGTTCCACCTGATTAGAAACGATTGGAGAGGTTTATGCAGAAATTGTCTTTTGGTCCACCATGAGAGGGGAGGCGGCTACTATTAAGGACATTGACTTGCTGCATTTAAGTGACCTGATTCAGCCCCACAATTTGGAGTGTCAGGAAGAATTACCTGCTGGAGAAGAATTAAAGGAGGAGCTATGCCCTTATGGTTTAGATACTTGCTGCGCAAGTTGCTCAACGTGTTTAAGACTATATATTGTTACATCAAACTCTTCGATCAGACTGCTTCAGGAGCTCTTCTTGAAGGATTTAAGCTTGTTGTGTGCTCGTTGTTCGCGGACAAACCTTCGTAATGGCAGATAAAGGTACATAATCTGTAAAATGGGAGACGCAGAGAATACAGAGTCTGAGGGTGCTGACGGGTGGTACTTTGTGCATGAAGCTGAATGTTCGGATGTTCTGAGTGACTTTGAGAACTTGTTTGAAAGCACAACGAGCTCAGACATTTCTGATCTAATTGACAATTCTGATGTGCCTGATCAGGGGAATTCCTTGGCCTTGTTTAACAGTAAACTGTTAGAGGATGATGAAAGATGTTTATTATCTGTAAAACGAAAGTATTTTAGTCCAAAAAAGCAGGACGTGCTAGCCTTAAGTCCGCGGCTGGAAGCTGTGCACATATCGCCAGGGACGCGGCAAAGTAAAAGGAGATTATTTGAAAACTCGGGGGTAGAAAATGAAGTTGAAGATAATGCTAAACAGGTGGCAGCAGAATCACAACCGCAGGTAGACCTGTCTGTAGACTTGTCTTTGGAGGATTCGGGCTTTGTAGGGACTCCAGCAGTGACAACCAATATTGTAGAGCAGTTGCTAAGGTCTAAAAATCAAAAAGCCTGCTTGCTAGCTAAGTTCAAAGACATATTTGGGGTTAGTTTTGTTGACTTAACTAGAACTTTTAAAAGTGACAAATCATGCTGCTCAAGTTGGATGGTGTGTACATTTGGGGTGAATGAAGATTTAATGCAAGGCTCAAAAACATTGTTGGAAGCTCACTGTGATTACTTTCAAATGATTATTCATTATACTGAGATGGGTGTTGTGTGTTTGTATGCTTGTGAGTTTAAAACTGCCAAAGCCAGAGACACTGTCTGTAGATTGTTTACAACCATGTTAAACCTCAATGTAATTTCTGTACTATCAGACCCTCCCCGAACCAAAAGCCTCCCTGTTGCTTTATTTTTATTTAAGAAGGCTTTAGTAAATGGAAATTTTAAATATGGAGACTTTCCAGGGTGGATCTCTAGCCAAACCTTAATCTCTCATCAATCTGCCACGGCTGAGACGTTTCAGCTTGCTGTGATGATTCAGTGGGCTAAAGACAATGATTATGTGGAGGAGCCCGAGATTGCCTTTAATTATGCAGCCATAGCTGACAGTGATCCAAATGCAGCTGCTTGGCAAAGGAGCAATCAGCAAGTTAAATATGTGAGAGACTGCTCGCAAATGGTTCGCCTGTATAAAAGGCATGAATTAAGGCAGATGTCTATAGCTGCCTGGATTGAAAAATGCTGCAGCAAGATTGAAGGGACAGGGGACTGGAGGCAAATTGCACAGTTTCTTCGTTATCAAGATGTCAATTTTGTATCCTTTCTTACGTCATTTAAAGAATTCTTACATGGCAGACCTAAAAAAAACTGTTTAGTAATTTGGGGAGAATCTGACACTGGAAAGTCTCTATTTTGCTCTAGTTTAATTAAATTCATGAAAGGCAGAGTGATTAATTTTATGAATAGTGGTTCTCACTTTTGGCTATCACCTTTAACAGATGCAAAAATGGGGTTTTTAGATGATGCTACTACTTCTGCTTGGAAGTTTATGGATACTTATATGAGAAATGCTCTTGATGGCAATCCTATTTGTATGGATTTGAAGCATAAGAATCCAGTGCAATGCCGTTTACCCCCACTTTTGGTTACAACTAATGTCAATATACAGGCTGATATGTCCTTCAAATATTTACATTCTAGGTTAACATGTTTGCATTTTCCTAAGCTGTTTCCTTTCCAACCAGATGGAACCCCTGTGTATCAGCTGACTGACGAGAACTGGAAAAGCTTTTTTAAAAAATTGCAGACACACTTAGACTTAGTACCGCCTGAAGATGGAGAATCTAGCGGAACGCTTCGACAGAGTCCAGGAACGACTCCTGGAACTTTATGAGGCAGGACACACAGACATTAAGAGCCAGATTGAACATTGGGACCTTGTTAGAAAAGAAAGCTTATATTTATATGTGGCTAGGCAAAATGGATTAAGAAGCCTGGGGTTTCACCCAGTGCCCAATTTGCAAGTTGCTGAAATCAGAGCAAAACATGCAATAGAAATGAAGCTTTTGCTGACAAGCCTAGCTGAATCTGCCTTTGGGCGTGAGAGCTGGAGCTTACAAGATACGAGTTTGGAAGGCTATAAAGCACCACCCAGTAGCACTTTTAAGAAAGGTGCTACTTTGGTGGAAGTGTGGTTTGATGGAGATCCTGAAAACAGTAATGCATATACTAAATGGAGTTCAATCTATTATCAAGACGTTAATGGCAATTGGCATGTTGCTAAAGGAGAGGTATCTCATGATGGACTGTACTATGTGAATGTTTACGGTGAACGTGTGTGGTATTTGTATTTTGATGAAGAAGCTCGTAAATTTGGTAAGACTGGCACTTGGACAGTAAGGTGTAAAGATTGTTTACTATCTGAATCTGTGTCTAGCTCCTCACCGTCCCCACCGAAACTCAGGGCCTGGAACTCCGACACTGAAGAAGAAGAAAGTGGTTCTCGTGACACCGGAGGACGACGAGAAAGGAAGGCACCCGCCCGCCGTTCCAGGGTCCGAGCCGGACCAACTCGATCCCAGCAAACCCAAGGACGACGACGAGGAGGAGGAGGAGGACGAGGAGATCAACGGGATTCAGAACTTGGAGTGGCTCCTGAGGAAGTGGGGACGAGACATCGATCGCCTCAAGAAAAAAATAGAGGGCGACTTGGACGGCTACAAGCTGAGGCTCGGGATCCTCCTATAATTATTGTCAGAGGTAGTCCAGGCTCTTTGAAGAGTTGGAGGTTTAGAGTGAAACATTCACATAGAGACTTAATATATGACATCAGTACAACTTTCACATGGTGCTGTTCAGGGGAAAAGCAGAGGGGGGGCACTTTTGCTAGGCTGCTAATTGCCTTCACAGATGAAGCACAGTTAACTGACTTTATGAAATATGTGCCTATGCCAAAAACCTGTACTGTTTCGCGCGGTTCATTAGACGGTTTGTAAACTGTAAAAATGACTTTGCGCAGAAGGAAAAGAGACTCTGCTGAGAATTTGTGGAGGCATTGCCAAGCCACTGGGGCAGAGTGCCCACCCGATGTAATCAATAAATATACAGAGAACACACTTGCTGACCGTCTCAGTAAAATTTTTGCTAGCATACTCTATTTGGGGGGGTTGGCTATTGGTACGGGAAAGGGGAGTGGTGGTAACCTGGGATATAGGCCACTTGGAGAGCCTGTTGGACCCCCAAGGGTTGGGCCAGGTGGGACAGTTATAAGACCAAATGTAGTGGTGGATGCTGTAGGACCTGCAGACCTTATACCCCTAGACAGTTTAAATCCAGACTCCTCAGTTATCCCCCTTTTACGTGGGACTCCAGAAGGCAGTGAGGTGGGCCTGGAAACACCAGATATTTTGGGAGAATCAGACCCAGCTTCTGATGTGACTATTACCACAGGGAATACAGTGACTTTAGGAGAGGATACCCCTGCCATACTAGAAGTTACTCCAGTGCAACCTGAGGAGGCGGTTCCCCCTCCAGCTAAGCGCCCAAGAGTTAGTGCTCAGGAATTTTTAAATGCTACTTACGACCCCAGCATATTCTCCACTGAGCCTGTGACACTGTCCACAACAGGCACAGCCTCTAACAGTGTTACAGTTGACTTTGGACTCCCCTCTACAGAAATAGGACAAGTGTTTGAGGAAATTGAACTAGATGAATTTACCCCTCTGACGCGTAGCCCCCAAGCTAGCACCCCTGCAGATGAGTCCTATGGCCTGTTTTCTCGAATCAGAGAGTTTTATAATAGAAGAATTAGACAGGTAGAAATCACTAGCCCTACATTTTTAAGGAGACCCCAAGCCTACATAGACTTTGCATACGGGGTTGACAACCCAGCTTTTGACCCTGATGTGTCACGTGAATTTTTGGAGGACTTAGCTGAACTTGAAAATGTCACAGCTGCACCTCACTCAGATTTTCAAGACATTGTGAGGCTAAATAGACAAGTATTTCAAGAGGGGGAGGGAGGACGATTAAGAGTTAGCAGAATTGGCAACAGAGGCACTATCTCCACCCGAAGCGGCTTGTTGATAGGAGAAAGAGTGCATTTTTATCAAGATTTGAGTTCAATTCAACAGTCCGATGGTATTGAGTTAGCACCTCTAGGCAGTTTCACTGGGGAGGCAACTGTTGTTACTGGCACAGAGGAAGGTGCTTTTGTTGATGCCTCCAGCTCTTTTGATTATGAAGGCACTGGAATAGAGGATGTACTGTTAGATAACTATGAAGAGTCATTTGAAAGGTCTCAACTTGTTATTGGCACACGCAGGTCCTCTAATATTGTGCCAATGGATTTTTACAGAGGGGAAATAAGGCCTTTTGTGCAAGATTTAACTGAAGGCTGGTTCTATGGCCCACCAGAAATTGGTAATGACGAGAATACACCAATCTATATTGATTGGAGCCCACTTGAACCCGGCTCTAGGGGTCCAGATTTAATTATAAATTTGTATGGGAATGATTACTCTTTGCATCCAAGCTATTTACTGAGACGTAGACGCAAACGAAAACGGTTTCATGTGTTGTAATTGCAGATGTCCCTTTGGGTTCAAGATGCTGGTAAACTGTACCTACCACCAACCAAACCAGTGGCCAGAGTACTCAGCACGGATGAATATGTCATCGGAACCAATATGTTCTACCATGCAAACAGTCAACGCCTGCTGACAGTAGGACACCCATACTATCAGATCCTAAACGCTGACAAAAGTATCAAAGTTCCAAAAGTCACAGGCAATCAATTCCGAGTGTTCAGGCTAGAATTGCCGGACCCTAACAAGTTTGCTATCCCAGATGTTTACAATCCTGAAAATGAAAGGCTTGTTTGGAAACTTAGAGGCTTGGAAATTGATAGGGGAGGGCCTTTAGGCATTGGCAGTACAGGCCATCCGTTATTAAATAAGCTTGGAGACACTGAAAATAATGTAAAGCTTTTTAAAGGGGAAGGAGATGATAATAGACAAAATATCAGCTTGGACCCCAAACAAACCCAGCTGTTTGTGGTAGGCTGCAGCCCCTGTTCAGGTGAGCATTGGGATAAAGCCATACCATGTGAGGATGCAGAGGTCCAAAAGGGGGATTGCCCACCACTAGAGCTCAAATCTACTTGGATTGAAGATGGGGACATGTGTGACATTGGTTTTGGGCACCTAAATTTTCAAGCCCTGCAAGAAGATAAAGCAGGGGTGCCTTTGGACATAGTTAACACTACTTGTAAATTTATTGACTTAATTAAGATGAGCAATGAAACCTACGGTGATAGTATGTTTTTTTATGGGAAAAGAGAGCAGATGTATGCCCGGCATTTTTGGACCCGGGATGGTAAGATTGGAGAAGAGATACCTACAAATGGAGAAGCTAGGAATGACTTTTTCATTAGTCCCACTGGTGGCATTAGCAAAGGCCCTCATAATTATTTTATTAGTCCCAGTGGGTCAATGGTTACCTCAGATGCTAACATATTTAACAGGCCATTTTGGCTGCAACGAGCACAAGGCCATAATAATGGCATTGCTTGGAGAAATCAGCTATTTATTACAGTGGTTGATAATACCCGCAACACAAACTATACTATAACTGTGAAAAATGGTGAAGATGAAGGATTAGGACAGCCTACTTATAAGGCTTCAGACTTTAAGCAGTATTTAAGGCATACAGAAGAATATGATTTGTCCATGGTATTTCAATTATGCAAAGTGCCTTTGCAGCCAGATGTGCTTGCACACATTAATGCAATGAATGACAGTATTTTAGAGGATTGGAACTTAGGCTTTGTGCCCCCTACCTCAGTCAGTATTGAAGACTCTTACAGATACATAAAATCAGCAGCAACAAAGTGTCCCCCCAAAGAGCCAGAAAAGCAAGCAGATGATCCTTGGAAGGATCTAACTTTCTGGAAAGTAGATCTAAAAGAAAAGTTTTCTCAGGATCTTGCAGCTTTTCCATTAGGTAGGAAGTTTCTATATCAAACAGGGTTAGGTACTTCCGGTGTTGAAAGGCCCTTAAAAAGGAGAAAACTAACTAGCTCTGCTACATCTAGCAAAAAAAAAAGGAAAACTAAATAAGCTGTGACAATGTAACCTTACTGTGAACCTGTGTAATGTGATTATATAAGCTGTGAATAATAAAGGATCGATACAGAACCGCCTGTTTGTCAATAGAATGTTTGCAATACCAATAAACAATTACAGTGCTTTGTGAATGAGTAATGTCCTTACTGGGCGCCATTTCGAGCTCAAAAGCGGCGGGGAAGACAGCAAAAGTAAGTTCTCTTTAAGTAAAATTAACTGCCGGGCGGGCGGGAACTTTCATTTTGAATTCATCAAGATGAAACCGCTTGAAACTGATTGGCTCGGCCTCAGGCCAATGACGCGAAACCATTTTGAGTCACGAACGAACCAGCTGGTTCGTTTGCAACCAGACCGTTCGGCTTGTTATTTCTGTTTAGTGATGGTTGGCAACTATCAACAACCTGATAGTATAAAACAGGGAACTGCCTGGTTTCATTGCACAATACTTAATATTGTGCACAG